AAGATTATCTTATCAACCGTTGCTGCCATGCTTATGGGTGGTAGTGCATTTGCTGGCGACGTTATTGCGCCTCCAGTTTCAAAGTATGTAGAAGAAACTCCTCTGCCTCCAAAGCGTCCTACCAATTTTGGTAAGACTGACAATCAGAAGGTTGCACAGAAGGTTCAGGAAGTAACCGCAAGGAAGTAATTATGAAAAATATCATGTATAGCGTGATGGTTGCTTCAATGTTATCTGGCTCTGCTCTAGCAGCAGAGTCAGAATTGAAGTGCTATGAAAATAAAGTTTTCATGAAAATGATCGACGATAAGAATCTTTCTACCATTTATAATGGTTTCAAGGATGATAACCGAGTTTCTGAGATCATGATGTCTAAAGAAAGATATATCTACGTTGTAGAATATGATAAGGCGACTGATGGTAATGCTTTTGCTGCTAAGCAGTATTGCGTTACAACAATTCTAAAAAACGTAACATTCAACGAATCTGCTATTGAATATCTTTACCAGCTTCTGGAAAAAGTGAGAGGTCAAAAGACATGAGCATTCTTGGGCCAGATGGTGGTGTAACTTTCAGCGTTACAGGTAAACAGAATAAAGACCCGATTACAGATATTCGCATGGTGATGTTCCCTAAGATGATGGTTCATCCAGAAACCAAACAGATGGTAATGGTTCCTATGCAGGATCTTCAATATCAACGTCAGGGTTCTACAGAATGGTTTTCTGTGGCCATTCACGAAACTGACAAGCATGAATTCAATCCGGAGAATAAAAATGAAGAAGTATCTACTAGTAATTCTAGCGGGGTTATCCTTTCTTAGTTTGGTTGGTTGTTCAGCGCTCGGAACAGTCGTCAAGTGCTCTGTACGGGATAGTAGTAATAGACCGTGCCAGTGAACCACCGCATCCTCAAATTGAAGAGTTTGAAAATACTCTTGATAATTAGTTCATTATTGAGTGGAACAGCAATGGCAGCGGATGATATATCATGCGATAAGAAGACTAGCGATAGTCATATCATCCACTGTAAAGCAAAGAAGGTGATGGATGTTTCGTTGGTTTCTATCAATGGCGGCGATTGTAACGCTCCTACATTTCACTGGCATGGTAGCGGTGAGTTTTCCATTCCAGGAACTAAAGAATGTGGCTACGTTGGAGCAGTCACATTATCAATCGACGGCCACAATAAAACCTTCGCCCCATTATAAGTAGAATTGGAATCGTCTTCATCATAGTAACACTTATACAGAGAATACTGATCAATCTCGGGTTGGTTCCAGACCGATCAAGAGGAACTAAGTGTTACTTTGATGGAGACGATAAATAGAATTGCCGAGGTCGTTGAGAGGAATATAATAGACGTCTAAGACGTGGGTGCGATTCCCACCGCCTCCACCATAGATACATTAGGAAAGACAATCTTTTAGAAAAGTTCTAGCACCAAGTGAGTTCTAAAACATAAGAAGATCATTGCTTCAGCTTGCCGACTAGACTAGTGTATCTTTGATGGGGGCGAACTAGGCTCGATTAGCGTAGTAAAGGTTCAAGGAGACCAAAGGCAAATATAGGTGCTAACGATAACTACGCACCATTTGACTTCGCTCTAGCAGCGTAAGTTCATTGGGTTCTGCAAGTCTTACCTCGAAACAGAAAAGACTTGCCTTTTCTGATTGTACCATAGTATAATACTAATAATGGCTCCGTAGCTCAGCAGGATAGAGCAACAGACTTCTAATCTGTGGGTCGAACGTTCGAATCGTTCCGGAGTCGCCATTTCTTAGGAGAACTAAAATGTCAAGACACAATCACTGGTTTTGGAATAGTTCTTTCGTCAATGTTGTCCACCAAAAGTTGCTACACCTAACTTCTTACATCTGGAAGAAGCAGAATCACAACCACTAAAATCGGAGATTATATTATGGCTTATAGAGACGAACCTGGAATTGTCTATTATGTGACATGTCTGTTGATCTTTGGTTTTGCACTATATGGTTGGATTTCGAATATCCTTATCCTTTGGAATTCGTTTGATTCTCCTCTGACAGCTAAGATGATTGTTCGTATTGCTGGTATTTTTGTAACTCCTCTAGGAATTATTCTAGGATATATCTAAAAGGAATGTGGCTTGAAAAACTCTCGTCCTTCTTCGCTTTCGCAGATTTATAATCTGAAACATGCATTTGAATATGAACTGAATAATGTGTTAGCCTTTGAGGATAGACAGGAGTTTTTTAGAGTCATAAATTACTTTGAACAGAGAATTACAGAATTGAAAGAAGAAGAAAAGCAATGCTTAAGAATTCAGTCTTCGTTGAAGAAGTAGAAAAACTGTGTCGAGATAAGAATATCGAATATATTGATGCTGTTGTCTTTTGGTGCGAAAAAAATAATCTAGAAATAGAGACTGCTGCTTATTGGATAAAAAAAGATCCAGTTATGAGATCTAAAATTCAACTAGAAGCCGAAAATCTTAATGTGCTTAAACGAGGAGCAAGATTGCCCATATAAATATTAGGTTCAACCATTGTTGGAGGCGTCTATGCGTATAAAAACAATCGGTCGACCATCGCATGTATCCTTGGGGATAGTTAAAAAGGCAGCTTATTTTTATGGTAAATATCTAATCGGGGGTGGAAAGCTATTTAATAATATCCGTTTGACTGTTCAGTTTGAACACTTCAATAAAAATGACGGAGATTATGCATACTGCGATTGGACAGACGACAATAACAGTTGCAGAGAGTTTTTAATAGGTATTGACCATGCTTTGAGCAAAAAAGAAACTTTGCTTGCTCTTGCTCATGAAATGGTTCATCTTAAGCAATATGCGAGAGGTGAAATGAAAGATATCTGGCGTCCGGTTAGAATGGTAAAGTGGCAGGGCGAAAGATACTTGCATGAAGAAATGGATTACTGGGAGTGCCCCTGGGAAATTGAAGCGTATGGTCGTGAAAAGGGTCTATACTTCAAATTTCTAACATATTTACAGTATGGAGAGCCTGAAGAATTATGTCAGCGTTCGAAGCATATAAAGAGTACATAGCCCTTAAAAATCATTTCACCAAAGCTGATTATGACTACATCAAATATAACGGAAAGACAGGAATAAAACATGCTTCCTTTGAGAAGCGAAAAGACAAGATTTTCTTTGAGAAACTTTCAAAGATTGAGAATTATCACGAGTTTCTTATTGCTAATCTTAGTAATAATCCTAAACTCTGGATTCGTGATCTAGCGTATTCAGAATCCGCTCAATTAACATATCAAAATTGGAAAAAGAGAAATCAGTCTCTTACATATAATTTTAAAACCGATTTCAAAAAAATATTAGAAGAACCAGGAGGGCAGCAACATCCAGCCGCCCTTCGATTATATCTTGGTAACCAGATCAGTTTGGAGTCTCTTTGTATCTTTATTAAAATGACAAAGGCGATCGATCATTGGGACTCTAAACTTGAATATGACCCGATATGGGAAGATATCCGATTGAGGGTTGTAAAATATACTCCATTCATAAAATTTGATTATGCTAAAGTTAAGCAGACAATGTTTGACATTATGAATGATATGGGGTATACTAAATAATGCTGGGTGATACAAATGCCCATCATACAATTGTCATACACTGTAATACGGAGAAATATACATGGTAGATTTTAAGTCCCTCAAAGCAGCTTCAGGTAAGAAGTCTCTAGAATCCCTAACATCAGAGCTTAATAAGCTATCAGGCGGCGAAGGTAAGGGTGCCGATGATCGTTTCTGGGCGCCAACAGTCGATAAGGCTGGTAATGGTTATGCTGTTATAAGGTTTCTTCCTCCACCAGCTAACGAAGACGTTCCTTTCGTTCGTATCTTTGATCATGGTTTCCAGGGTCCAGGTGGATGGTATATTGAGAATTCTCTGACCACTCTTGGTAAGAATGACCCAGTTTCAGAATATAATTCTAAGTTGTGGAACTCTGGTATCGAAGCCAACAAGGAAATTGCTCGTAAGCAGAAGCGTCGCCTTCACTTCATCAGCAATATCTACGTTGTCAGCGATTCTGGCAATCCTGCTAATGAGGGTAAAGTTTTTCTTTACAAGTACGGTAAGAAGATCTTTGACAAGCTCAAGGAAGCAATGGAGCCACAGTTTGCGGATGAAGAGGCTGTAAATCCTTTTGATCTTTGGGCTGGTGCTAACTTCAAGTTGAAGATCCGTAATCTCGAGGGTTATCGCAATTACGATAAGTCCGAGTTTGATAAACCAAGCCCACTTCTCAAGGATGATGAAGAGCTAGAAAAGGTTTGGAAGAGCGAGCATTCACTTCAGGAATTTCTTGCTCCATCTAACTTCAAATCTTATGAAGAACTTCAGACTCGTTTGTCTAAGGTTCTTGCTGAAGACTCTGCTCCTGCAAAGCGCAAGGCAGCTGAGAACACTGAAGTTCCATGGCAGGAAGAAGAGTCTGCTCCTACCTTTAAGGCAACTCATGCGCCAAAGTATTCATCTGATGAAGAAGATGATGACGAATCATTGGAGTTTTTTAAGAAACTTGCTAACGACTAAAATAAAGAGGGAGCCAAAAGGCTCCCTTTTTTATTATCCCCAAGACATATTCTTTTTATAATTCTTCATCTCCTCATAATGATTGCCGCCAAGCATACTAGCCCAATCTGGCCATTCAATATCTCCTGGCATATTATAAGCAAACCCTGATTGATTCGTAGCAGTCATTCTATTTGGTTCTACATTAACTTGAGGATTAAAGAAAGAACCTTGAGCTTCTTGTATTGTTTGTTCTGTTGCTTGAGACGTAACAGCAGCTTGATTGAGCGTTTGAGTGTTTAATGCAGGCATCGATGGCGTTGAAACCAATTCAGATTGAATAGCGGATGTAATCATTGGTAGAAGCATACCAGCAATACCACCAATTCCTCCTCCCATCATTCCTGGCATCATACCCATCATTTGACCCATCATATTTGCGCCAGCTGGAGGAGCTGAGATACCCGGAGATATGGGTGCTTGTGCTACTGGTTCTGCAGCCATAGGTGATGCTGCAGGCGGGGCCATAGACGTCGTAGTTCCTACTGCTGGTGTTGCGCCTTGTAATGCTCTTTGTTCTGGGGATCCTGCTACTTGATAAGTATCTGGAACCGATGGCGCACCACCTTTTGGTATTTCAGCGTGTAAATGGTTGTTATGACCAGCTGCAGCGTATGGTCCGCTTTCTCTCCAATAAACTTTATAACCTAGTCTAGTCAATTGTTCGGCTAATTGATCGAACTTGGCTCCCATAACAGGATCTCTCGCTTCAACATTACCTTCTCCGAAATTGATGTCAATTGCTCTACCCTCATAATGAGCTTTGCCTTTATGAACTGGTTTTACACCACCAAATTGAGGATGTTCAGAAATGCGCATTCCCATTTTTTCTAGAGCATGACCAAGAGCTACTACGTCTCCTGCAGGCAAAGAAGCGCCAACTTGTTCGCCATGGCCATCATGGCCATGACCTTCATGAGCTACACCACTAATTGGCCCATGACCGCCTTCTTTACCTATACGTTCTGTTCGAGGATCATTAGCAGAAGGAATGACTTCAGGCGTTGATACTGGAGTGGCTGTTGGGGTGGCTGTTGG